AGATGCTACTACGGGTGCAGACAATTTTCATTTTACGTTTTTGCACAGGCCCACAGCCGTAGGGGTACAAACTTATACAATGCAAGTCAAACTCAATGCAGCAGGCACTCTTTTTATAAACCGTAACAGCGATGATACAGCCAACGCACTTACCTCATTTCGGGGTGCCACATCTATCACTGCCATGGAGATAACCACATGAGTTTCCCAGTAGCACCAGTTAACGGTGAAATTACCACAGTAAACGGAATCAGATATTATTACAATTCTGATTATTCGGCGTGGATACGATTACCAAACGCTAAATTTACTGCCGCCGCAACTGGACCAACTAATTCAGCTCTGGGAGACCACTGGTACGACACAAATGAAGATGTGCTTTATGAATGGACATTTGATGGCACAAGTTACTACTGGGTTGATATATCTTCAGGCTTGGTAGCAGGCACCACCACCACCGTGTTGCCATTTCATCCATTTTTATTATCAGGAATGTAAGGACACCGTATGCCAACAGTATATAAAGTTTTAGGACAATCGAATCCAGCAGCCGATGCAGCAACTACATTGTATACTGTACCGGCAGGTAATAGTGTGGTAGTTTCAACCTTGGCAGTGTGCAATCAGCTAGGCACCGCAGCCAATTTCAGACTGGCAATAAGACCAGCTGGCGAAACACTCAGCAGCAAGCATTACTTAAATTTTGATACACAAGTGCCCGGGTTTGATCAACTGTCGCTAACCATTGGCATTACACTAGCTGCCACTGATGTTGTTACTGTGTTTGCTAACACAGCCAATGTCAGTTTCAATCTATTCGGAACCGAGATGTACTAATGGCCATCACCAAAGCTAGTGCTCAAACAACTGTTAACTCGGGTGTGACCGCAGCAGCAGCCGCTACTGTGAATCAAATTACCACCGCACCGTCTACCGCTACCGTAGTGGCCGGCGGAGGTTCGCTAGGCGGTGTTACAATCAGTAATGTTGCTATCACAGACTCGACCTTTGCTAACGTGTTAAGTGGAGATACAGCAGTAAGTTCAGCTGGTGGTTTCGTTAGAATTACCGGCACAGGATTTAAAACTGGCGCCAATGTGTTTTTAGGATCAACTGTGCTTGCAAACACATTTGTTGATTCCACACGGATCAATGCCAATATACCTGCTACCGCAGCTGGCAATTATCAGTTTACAGTGTTTAACACCGATGGATCTGGTGCAATATCGCCGGCTGGCTTATTGATATCCGGGCCACCTTCTTGGACAACTACTTCATACACATCTGGTTCGTTAACATTAGGCATTCAGCTGTTGGCCTCAGGTGATGCACCGCTCACTTACTACATTCAACCAGGCAGTGCCAATCCACAAAATTTAGCGGTAAACAGTGCCGGATACCTGTCGGGCACTGTGTCGGCTGAAGGATCTTATACTGTCACTGTTGTGGTAGACGATGCACAAGGTCAAAGCACACAAGCAGACATCACTACCACAATTAGTTTAACCGATCCTTATTTTAATTTAACAACACTGGCATTATCAGCCGACACCAATGTATGGATCACTGATGCTAGCACAAATAGATTTGTAGCAACGCTTCAGGCTGATGTACGACCCTTGGCATTTAGTCCATATAAAACTAGTTGGAGCAATTTTTTTAGTGGAACAAGTGATTACTTACGGGCCGATGCGGCTTTAAGTTCAATAACTAGTACATCTCAAAGTTGGACGGTAGAATGTTGGGTATATCCGTTGGTTGCCGGTAGTTCAGGACCAACAACAGATGATTACATAATTGGCATGAATACAATTGCAAGCGGTGCTAATGAATTTTTAATAGGTTTGCAAAATATATACGTGAATGGTAGTGCCTCAGCTCTCACTTCACCAATTGGTAGTAGGCAATGGACTCATGTTGCAGCAGTCTACAATGGCTCAACTTTAAAAGTTTATATTAATGGCGTGCTTAGTAACTCATTTAATGAAACCGTTGGACCATTAAATCTTTGTGTTTTTGGAATAGGTGTTGAATTTGATGCAGCGAATGGCGGAACTCCTAGTAATTATTTTAATGGCTACATTTCAAATCTTCGTTTTGTTGCCGACACTGAGGTATACACAGCTAATTTTACTCCACCGACTAGTCCACTGACTGCAATAGCAAACACAAGCTTATTAACATGTCAAAGTAATCGTTTTATAGATAATAGTACTAATAACTTTACAATAACAAAAGCAGGTGATCCTACTGTAAGTAACTTTGGCCCCTTTGATGAAACAGATACAACAACAGGCAGTGGATTCTTTGATGGTACTGGTGATCGTATAGAATTTGCCAACGACGTGGCATTACAGATGGGAACTGGAAGCTTTACTATAGAAGCTTGGGTGTATAGTACAGCTTCGCAATCACTTAACTCAGGTATTGTAGCTAAGGGTGCAGCATCAACTGGTTTTACTATTAATGTCACAGGAACAACAGTTGCGGTGGCACAGGGTGGAACAGCATCGCTTCTTACTTCGGCGTCTGGAGCAGTACCACTTAATGCTTGGACACACGTGGCCTATGTAAGAAGTGGTACTACCATTTATTTGTTTGTCAATGGTATACAGGTTGACACAGGAACTAGTTCATATGATTTAACTGAAACAAATCTTTTACGCATTGGAGCTAACCGTACCAATGGAGCACAGTTTCAAGGATATATCAGCAATGTACGTGTCATTAAAGGCACTGCACTTTATACCAGTAATTTTACACCATCGACTACTTTGTTTACAGCAGTTGCAAATACCAGTCTGCTGACACTACAGTACCCTGTCGGTGAAAACAATCACAGATTTGTAGATTCATCCGGGTTCAATCACTTGGTTACCAGAAACGGCAATGCCACACAAGGTACTTATTCGCCGTTCAGCCAAACAGGTTGGAGTAATTATTTTGATGGTAGTGGAGATTTTTTAAGCCTAGCTGATAATGCTGCGTTAAATCCTGGAACTAGTGATTTTGTTATGGAGGCGTGGGTTTATATTACAGCACCCACTGGTAATAATCAAGGTTTTAATGGAAAAGGGACCGCTGGTACAGACGGATACAGTTTTTTCATGACCAATGACAGAGTGCTGAGTTTTGTTTGGAATGGAACAGGTGGAGCTACAATCACTGGCGGGACGCTCAATCTTAATCAATGGCATCATATAGCTGTAGTCAGAAACAGTAATGTAATACGCCTGTATCTTGACGGTACAGGAGCTGGATCTTCCACTGCATGTACAACAGATATAACTTCAACTGCTACAAAATTCGTTGGTCAAGCTCGAGGTGGTAATCCTATTTTGGGTTATATGAGCAATTATAGAATGATAAAAGGATCTAGACCAGCAACTTATAATGCTACATCTTTATCTTTAACTGTACCAACTTCACCGTTAACAGCCATATCAGGTACAAGTTTACTAACTTGCCAAAGTAATAGATTTATTGACAATAGCACTAACGCCTTCGCAATCACTCGCAACGGAGATACAATAGTTCAAGCCTTCTCACCATTTGCTCCCGATGCTGAATACAGTGCAGCCACCAATGGCGGTAGTGCGTATTTTGATGGCACTGGAGATAATTTAACACAAGCATCCGGACAACAAGTCAGCTTTGGTACTGGAAATTTTACTATAGAAGCATGGATATATTGGACAACCAGTATAGCCAGTGAATCAGCCATAATGTGGGGCAACGGTGTGGGATGGACTTTATATGTATTTCCGGCCAATCGATTACAATGGGGAACTACTACGCCGCAAACACCAGCCAACTTGAGAACTGGTAACACCACACTAGTTCCTGGACAGTGGTATCATATAGCTGTTACTAGATCGGGCACCACAGTGACTTTGTGGGTCAATGGCGTATCAGATGGAACGGTCACTGACAGTGCTAACTATAGTGCTAACGGCACCTTGGACATTGGCATCAGCCACAGCAGCAATTACTTCACTGGCTACATGTCTGGAGTGCGTGTGATCAAAGGCACAGCTCTTTACACATCTACCTTTACACCACCTACTACACCGCCCACACCTATAGTAAACACCAGCTTGCTTCACAACTTTACTAATGCTGGTATTATAGACGCTACTGGCAAAAACATATTAGAAACTGTCAATCAAGCACAACTTAGTAACGTAGATAAAAAGTATGGCACTGGGTCAATTTTGTTTGATGGCACAGATGACCACGTAGTGATGCCATATTCTCAAAATTATACCTTTGCCACCGGACCGTTCACAATAGAATGTTGGGTAAAATTTAATACTTTATCTGGTAACAGATTGATATTTGACACTTATACTTCAGCAGCAACAGGCGGCGGCTATCAACTGTATTGGAGAGGCACCGGTACCAGTATAGCTTTTTATGCCAACGGCGGAGTTCAAGCTCAAAGCTCGTTTACTGGACATACGACTGGAACCTGGTATCACGTGGCTGTAACCAGAAACACAGCTGGAACGTTGCAAATTTTCATTGATGGTGTCAGCTATGCCTCGGTTTCATATGCTACAGCCATTGACATTGCAGCCAGCGCCCGCCCCGCGATTGGAATTCAATTTACCACTCTTACCAACGATCTTGATGGGTACATTGATGATTTAAGGGTGACCAAAGGCTTTGCTCGATACACAGCCAATTTTGCGCCACCCACAGCTACTTTCAAATTAAGATAAGTATGTAAAAAGGTCCAACAATGTCATTTCCAACAAATCCTGCTAACGGTCAAACAACTGTAGTAAATGGTATTACCTACATTTACAATCAAACCAACAATGCTTGGAAAAGACAGACACTCACTGATATTACAACATCCGGCAACATCACTGCAACTACGGTCACCACTGCAACTGGAGTAAACTTTGCAGACGGGTCAAGAATCACTTCCGGATTGGTATATGATTTGGATGCTATTCGTCCGGACGGTCGAACCAGCTTGTTCAGGCTGACTTATAATCAAAACACAGTCACAGTTACCAATCCGTGGAACTTGTTAGTTACTATAAATGGTATTTTTCAACCGGCCTACACTGAAAACACTGATCTAGTATGGTTAAGTCATGCAGTGTTTGCCGATGTTGGTTATACCATTTCCGCGGGCAACTTGAAATTTTCTGAATCACCACCAGCTGGTACTACGGTTTATGCTAGAACACAACCTGGTTCATCACAGCCCACACCAAAAATATACCCATTTAAACCAGTTGATATTGCGTTGGGTATGTAACAGCTAAATAAGCAATATATCGGAGCACACATGGCTAGAAAAGCGATTTTAGACACTTATTACACATTTACACCAAGTACAAAAACTATAGTGATTCCTAGGCCCTTGCCTCGAGAGCGTTTTGTCTTGATCACCAATGTAACCACAAATCAAGTAATTTATAATTTTTCAGACACTAGTTTAACATTAGCTAGTCACAGCATTACCACTGATGCCGCTAACAATACTGTAACTACCATTGTATTGGCATACAATACCAGCGGTATGGCCAGCACTGATCGGCTACAGATCATCATTGACGAATTTGAAGAAAGTTTTAAACCGTCGGAGCTGTATACAGACCCAGTTAATAAGTTTAGAATAAGTCAACCGCAGGCACTGATTGATACAGACTTTGAATATAGTACTCAGGCTACTAAGTGGGAAAGCCTTGGGTTAACTAATAATCGCCCGTTTGCATCCTGGAATACAAATAATCCAATTACTATAACTGGTATTAATGCAACAAACAATTCTAGAACAATAACCGTTTTAACTTCTAGCCCACCTGCCGCAGGTACTGCTGTGTTTATAATAGATACTTTGTTTGCCGCAGCCGATGGTTTATACATTGTTGATGCTGTTAGTGCAGGAACAAGCTTTACATATACAGCTCGTAGCGCATTCACTGGTGTTACAGGATCAATTTTTGTAAGCGGTGTTACCGCGGCTTACAGTGGTAGTATATTCAGTAATGCAGCCATCACATTCAGTAGTATTGGCTTTAGCGGTAATTTGGTAAATGTGGTTACAAGTGTACCGCACGGTTTGGCAGTAGGTAATGAAATAGCGGTGTCTGGCACTAACCAAACTAATGCAAATGGTTCCTGGGTAGTTGCCGGAGTCGGAAATAGCTCATCATTTAGTTATTATAGTGTAACTGCACCGGCTGGTAATCCTACCGGTGGTAACGTATATGTAAGACCACAGGGTGCGTTTCAACATAGATCTTATGACGGTGGAGTGCAATTTAGCACATTTACGTCAAGTCACAACGAGCAAATTATTAGACAAACTCGTAGATATTTCCGTTATCAAAGTGGTAAAGGTGTACAAATGAGTACTGGTTCCACCATGAAGCCCAGTATTCAAGTTGATAGTATTACTAGCAGCGGTACTACAGTTACAGTCGTAACTAAAGCTGCACAATTTATACAGCCCGGCCTTAATATAATTATTGCTGGTTGCAATGAAACCGCCTATAACGGCAGTTTTACTGTAGTGCAAAGTTTAGATAGATACAGATTTACATATACCGCAGCCAGTACACCTAGTAGTACCACTGCCACCGGATTTCCGCAGCTTACGATAGCAAGCTGGGTAGGAGCTAGTATCAGATTAGGAATGTTTGATAACCAAAACGGATTATTTTTTGAATTTGACGGCCAACAACTGTATGCTGTTAAGCGTAGTAGTACATATCAGATTGGTGCACTTGGAAATGTGGCAGTTGGTGGTGCTGTAGTTAGTGCTGCAACAAACAATACTGCTACTCCAACTTTTGCAAGACAATTAAGTCCCAATGATTTTATTTCTATCAAAGGCATGACCTATCGTGTAGTTGATATCGCATCAGATTCCAGTTTTACAATTACACCACCGTATCGTGGATTAATCTCTGCAAATAATGCAGTAATCACAAAAACAATTGAACAAAGAATACCTCAAAGTCAATGGAATATTGATCGCGCCGACGGTACTGGGCCTAGCGGTTATAGATTAGACCTAGGTCGCATGCAAATGTTCTATATTGATTATTCATGGTATGGTGCAGGATTTATTCGCTGGGGATTCCGCGGTTCCGGTGGAGATATCATATATGTTCATAAACAAGCCAACAACAATATTAACTATGAAGCATATATGCGTTCTGGTAACTTGCCAGGCCGATATGAAGTCAATACGTTTAGCAAATATACAATTTTGACTAGCAGTTTGGGTACCAGTGATTCTACTATGAGTGTGGCGGATCACCTAGAATTTCCAAGCTCGGGCACATTGTGGATTCATAATCAAACTGCTAGCGAATTTGTTTCTTATACAGGAAAAAGTGGAACTGCTTCACTGAGTTTCAATATTACGGCTGGTAGTACTGTAATTACAGGCGCCAGCACAACTGGTGTAACAACTGGGCAATACGTTGTCGCTAACGGCATTCCATCTGGAACTACTGTACAAAGTGTTGTAACCAATACATCAGTAACACTAAGTCAACCTGCTACCTTTACTTCTACGCAAACAGTTACATTTGGTCCAACATTTACTGGATTAACTAGAGGTAGTCCGGGTGTTACACAAACTGTAGTTCAAACCGCTAACAGTGCGATTGTAACCGCAAGTAATACACTAAATGTACAAGTTGGGCAGTACGTTGTAGGGACTGGAATTCCAGCAGATACATTTGTGGCCAGTGTATCAACTAACACATCGGTTACATTAACTGAAGCAGCAACATCATCCGCCACACAAGCAATGATTTTTGGTAGAATGGGAACCGGTGGCCCGCAGAGTTTTACTTATAGTGCAACTGCACCTGTGGCAGTTGAGCTACACAGTCCTAGTTTTAGTCCTACTATTAGCCACTGGGGTACTAGCGTTATCATGGATGGGCGATACGATGATGACAAGTCATTTGTATTTACAAATGGAATGACAGCTGGGTTATCAGTCACGACAGGTTCTACTAACGCACTTCAGAGTTATAGAATTGCACCTAGTGTTAGCAACGGTTTAGCCGGTGGTACACTAGGAACAAGAGAAATTGTTAACCGTATGCAGATGGTTTTACGATCTTTAGGATTATTTAATAACGGACAGTTTTTGGTTACTATAGTTCTTAACGGACAGTTAAGTTCAGGAGCTCCGGCTTGGACAAACGTAGGTGGTTCTAGCTTGGCACAATACATTAATCATAATTCAGGCACAACTATATCCGGCGGCGAAACTATTTTTGGTTTCTATTTAAACACAGCTGGTGGTACTAACTTTACAACTACAACAGCAGAATTAGATTTGGTAAGAGATTTAGGAACTAGCATTCTTGGTGGAGGACAAAATATTGCAAATACTGCATATTATCCAGACGGCCCGGACATTATCACTATCATGGCTAGAAATGTTGGAAGTTCGACTGCAAATGTAGCATGTAGACTTTCCTGGACCGAAGCACAAGCATAACTTGGATTGATATATGGCCATACTTAAAAAGATTTACAGAAAAGATTATACCGGTGAAGACATTGTAACGCAGGCAGTGTACGAAAATTCTGCCTGGAATTACAGCAAAGAAACAGCAGGTACAAGTTTTGCATTTACTCCCAAGTCCGACACAGCAGTGGTAATAGGTAATGGTCTAGGACAACGTATCATTGATTTAAAACTTCTCAAAAAAGAACGAGGATTTCAAGGTTCAAAAACTTTGAGACTGTATGGATGCAATGCGTTATATAGAGATTTTGATCCTGATTTTTTAGTAGTTACACGTGATGGTATAGCAAATGAAATTGTAACTGCCAATTTGAAATCCGGAGATTACTGTAAAAATCACATTGTGTACGCAAGTGTAAAAAATATTCTCAACTATCCAGGTAATTTTCATGTTATACCACAAAATCCAGGTTGGAATTCTGGTGCAATTGCTGCCTACATGGCATGTTTTGATGGACACAAAAAAGTCTATTTGCTAGGACACGATACACTTGATACCCCGGGTGCAGATTATAATGTTTACTCTGGATCAAACGGCTATGCAGGAAAAAATACTGCGTCTGCTTTGTTGTATGAAAACAGTATGTTACAGGTTTTTCAAACCTATAATGATGTAGATTTTGTTCTAGTTAACAAGACTGGTAAAGGATACATACCTGAGTCTTGGAAATACTGTTTAAATCTTAGACGTCTAAATCTAAGACAGTTTGTTTTAGAAGCAGATATTTAAAACAGTTTTTCAACTGTTTTTATTTTTTCTATAATACTAGTAAAACTAAAAGTTCTCCACACGCCAGGATGTAATGGTTTAGGATGATCAGCTATAGCAGTCCAAGCAAACCCTCTATGTTCGTCGTTTAACTGGGGAACAAATTCATCGTTGACTGTGACAAGATAGGTATGATACTCGAAGTTTTTTGTTTCTGCAGTAAATTTTTCTAAAGGTATAATTTTTTCGTAGGCGACGTCGCCAATTTCTTCTTTGATTTCTCTTTGTAAGGCAGCAGCAGGTGTTTCTCCTGGTTCAACTCCACCACCAACTAGGCCCCATGATCCGGCATGTTTTTTTTGGTTGCGTAATAAAAACAGGTATCTTTGAGTACGTTTGCTAAAAATTAATGCACCGCAACCTATATTACAATTGACCATTCACCGCCTCGATATACACCTTCCACGCTCTTGACCCAGGCCGAACCTGTCCATCTATATTGAATGTTTGTGTTGTTGTTAGTTACGTATTCTAAATTGGTTTGACTTTCACTATCCCACACTACAGACCAGGAGGCTAAAAATGCATTGTATTCGATGATGTCATTGGCATTGGCCACTAAATCTCCCCAGGCACTGTAACCACCGGTGTTCACTTGACTACCTATACTGTCGGTTAATAAGTATCTCGTTCCTGATGTTGGAGTTGATAATACACTATCATAATCAACATTTTGTGGATTAATAATAGCGTCTATAGAATCTAATGTGTTGCTCGGCATGGAATCTTCAATTGCAGTAAACAACAACACGGTTGGATCCGAAGGATGATAGGTAACGTGTCCGATTAATTCATTACCTGTCGGTAGTTCCAATCTTATCTCAGTTTGTCCTGTACGTAAAGTTCCATACACTTCTATTAGAGCTTGCCAGTTATTAACTGGATCAGTAACATGTAAAGTGCCATCATCTTCGGCGATCTCATGAGGTTTTAATAACTTCAATTGATTGCCTGCGTAGTAAATTCCATAGTTCATTGGTGTATATTTTACTTTGGCAATTAAGTTTGATAAAATTGTATTTTCATCAAAGGCGCCTTGTTCGTCGTATATGCTGGCAATAACTTTTTGTATAACG